TCAATGACCGCTATTCCTCCGTTGTCGCTGAATAGTAATAACTTGCTTTTTCAGCGCTTCGAGTTGAGTTTTCAGACTTTCGGTTGTTTTTTGTGCCTGGTCGGCATCTTTAGCCTGCCGCTGGACAACGTTCAAGGTTTCCTGGAAGTAGCTTGTAAGCGTTTTTAGGTTTCTATTGTAAGCAATTCCCTGAGCCTTGACGGCTTCAATGAACTGTCGGCTGAGGGCTTGGCTTTCTTCCGCGCTCAATTTACCGTCGGCCATAGCTTTCTGGATTTCCGGAGCCAACTCCTTGCTTACGTTGCCGAGGGCATTCTTTACTTCTTTTTTCTGACCAGTTCGGGATAAATCCGGATTCTTGAGGGACTCCTTATATTTTTGTTTCTGTTCCTTTTCCGCCTTTTCCTGTTCACGAATTTTCTTCTTCAATTGTTCCTCCTGTTCCCGAAGCTGTGCTTCAACAGCCTTTTGCATCCGGTCTTCTTCCTCCTTTTTCTCAGCATTCTTATGTTTTGCTTCAGTATTCCTTTGTTGTGCAACGTCTCTGCGATCTTGAGCTGCATTAAGTGCGCGGCGATCAGCTAATTGCTGAGTTGCTTTTCCAAGCTCGTCCTCCGCTTTATGCTGAGCTTCCACAGCTTTCGCTTGGTCCTCCCTAGCTTTTTTCAAAGTATCATCATTGGCTTTATAGGCGTCATCTCTTGATGCCTTGGTACTAAGATCATATCCCTCTTCTTTTAGTGCTTGATCCGATGCATCCCTTTTCTTTCTTGCCGCATATAACTTCTCCCAATCAGCAAATGTAAGCTTTTCCCCATTTTCTATTTTAGCAATTTCTCCTTCAACTTGTTTCAACTCATTCAAAGAAAGAACAGGGGAGTTTTCTAACTCCGCTATACGGGCTTTCAACTGCTCTACTGATTTCCTGGCTTTTAACAATTCTCCTTCTGAGTTTCTGACGTTGCTCTGGGCCACTTCCTCTGACTCTGCCCGGTGTCTAGCATTAGCATCCATCCGTATTCCCTCCTGGACACGTTCCAGTTTCCGACGGACTTCAGAACTGTTTGGGTCTCCATACTTTCCATTGTAGAAATCTGTCTCGGCGTCCAATAGCCGAGCGCGGTCCTGTTCATCAAGGATTTTGGACTGCAAATCAATCAGACGTTGCTGTTCCCGGACGGATTCCCGTAAGGCTTCCGTTTCAATCTTTCTGTTGTCGGCAATTTTCGCCGTAATGGCATTTTCAGTTTGCAAAACAGTCTCATTGTTCAATTCGGCCTTCAGCTCATTAGCTTCTTTAATGAGCTTTTCCATGTTTTTCTTCTTTTCTTCGGCCTGCCGTTCCAGCTCGTCGCTTTTGGCCTTGAAGTGGTCAATCAGCGCACTAATGCCCGCGGTAAGCCCCTGGATCAGCAGCATGGCCCAGCCAAGCGGCCCCATGGCCGTCTTGATGGTGGTGCCAAATAGATGAATGAACGGAATGGCCCCCCGCAGGGAACTGGACATGCCGAGGATGCGCGTTGCCGCAATGGTGATTTGCCCGGCCATCCCCTTCACCTGCGTCGTGGTGAGTTCTCCGGCTTCCCCTGCCGTCTTGATGCGCCTGCCCAAATCCTGAATATTCTTCAGGGCATCCGCCTGGGCTACGTTGTCCCCCGCCTTCCGGGCCTCTTCCAGCTTGGCAATGTAGGCTTCAAGTTCGGCCTGCAATTCCTCATAGGTGGCAGAGGCGCGGCGGTTCCCGGCTTCCAGACGTTCCACCGTGGATGCGGCGGCTTTCTGCTTCCGGGCTTCCGCATCTTCCGCCTTGTCCGCTGCCTTGTCGGCGGCGTCTATTTCCTTGTTGTAATCATCGATGATCTTTTGCAGGTTTTCGTCAAGGCCATCCCCCCACTTCGCCCCAAGGTCCAGGTTGGAGGCCCTGTCGTTGAGGACTTCAAAGACGTCATCCACCTGTTCCAGTTTCTTCCGAAACTCTTCAGAGGTCAGAACACCGTTGGTTACTTCGTCAATGAAACCAGTCAAACCGGGGTTGTCGTCAAAGGCAGCCTTCATCCGTGAACCGGCAGCGGTCAGCGCATCGGCGTATTCGTCAAGTTTGGTCCTGGCGTTTTCCAAAGCTCTTTCCTGTTCCGGCCCTATGCCCTCATTCATGGCGGTGCCGGTTTCTTTGGCAGCCGTCTTGGCGTTATTCAGTGCAGTAGTTACCTGGTCAATGGCGTCCGCGCTTTCTCCGGCTCCCTGGGCCGCTTCCCGGGTCTTGTTGATGGCTTCCGCAGTCTGGTCGGCTCCGGAGGTGTCGGCGGTCGTCCTGATGTTGATGTTTAGTTCCTTGTCTGACATATCGTTTATTTATTGGTTGTTGAGATTCAAGCGGGCGTCGCAAAGGGCGTGCATGACCTCCCAGCGGGAGGATTGGGGAATGTGGGGAGGCCGGGGGTTGCCGACGCTGACCACGTCATAGGAGCGGGCGTAGTCCTCCGGGTCCGTTGTGACGCTGTCCCAGTTCCACCAGGACCAGCGCCCGGCCCGGTTGCTGGGCGTCCACGGACTCACCAGCCGGACGCGGTCATCTCCGCACAGGTCAAAGACGGTCCGGGAAATCGTCAAATCCTCCGGGGCCAGCGGTAGCAAGTCACGTTCCTGCAGGACTGCGTCCGCCAGTCTGGCCGCCCGTCCGCTCATGGCGTAGGCAAGCCCGTGGGCCTCCCGGACACCGTAGCCGCACGAATACCAGTCCAGGCCGGCACCGGGCATGCTTTCAATCCAGCCGCCCGACAAAAGAGCTGTATCCGAGTCAATCTTGACGACGATGTCATCATCCGCGGCGCCCCCGGCCAGCGTGGAAATAATCCCCCGGACGCATTCCGGGCCGCGCAGGTTGCCGTTGCGGGGGAAGCTGCTCTGACGGTACCGCGCCCCGTAAGCCAGGAAGGCCCGCCTGACGTTTTCCGGCACCGGGGCGGCGCTGTCATCCACTACCGTGACCAACGCCACGGGAAGGGCCGTTCTGGCGCACCGGACGCAGGCAATAGCCTCGTTCGCATCTCCGGCATACGTAAAAATATAAATCCTGATCATGACTTTCCGGAGGGGCCGAAGGTTCCCGGGTGTATCTGCAAGTAGACCGTCCCCGCCTGATGCTGCACCACCTTGTTGCCGTCGATGGTGGCAAGGTGGAAAAAATATTCATAAGGAGTCTGGCGGTCCTCTTCCCCCAGCTTCACAGGATCGGTAACCCCGCCGACCGCAGAAAGATAGGAACCCATGTATTTGGCGTCTTTATCCAACTGCACCTTCAGCCAGACTTCCCCGGAGGTGGTGGGGCTTTTCACCCAGCCCCCGGAGCCGGCGCCCTCCGGCAGCATGCCCCCGATGTAGTTGCCGGCATACATGGCCTTCCCCTGGCGAATGTAGGCTTCATCCACCCTTCCGGCGTCGTTGTAGGCAAGCCGGCACTGGAAGCCGACTTCAACGGCGCTTGTCCCCATGGCCGGGGACTCCTGGGCTTGTCCGATCTTGACGGACGGCCCCACGCTGGGGAGCTCCGGCTTTTTGTCGTCCATGTCCGGGCTGGGGATGGTCCCGCCGCCCGGTCCCACGCCGCCCGCGGAACCGTCGCCGGAAGACGTGGAGGCGGACGCCTGGGAGGTGTTGCGGAGGGCATCGGCGAGCTGCTTGCTTTTGTCAATGGAGTCCTGAAGGGAAAGCTGTTCCGCGGCCCCCACCGTCACGTCAGACGCTCCCGTCTTGAGGTCGAGGGTAATCTCCTGGATGACGGAACGCATGGTTTCCCACTCGCACAGCCCTCCCGTGATGGAGAGGCGCCCCCCGCAGACCTGGTCAAAGTCGTCGTGCACAGTCGCGGAGCCGTCATAGGGCATGATGCGGGTCGCCTTGTAGATACTCTCCGTAAATTTGACGTACAGGGCCGCGGAATTGTAGTCCCCGTCGTCTCCCGGGTTGCCGGGGTCAACCGGACCGTCCCCGTTATCCAGGTATTCCACCGTTCCCTTGTCGTCCATCAGGTACCGGGCATGGGCGACGTTGGTCGTCGTCACCTCAAACGGGATCAGCCCTATCCAGCGGTCGCCGCCGTCCGTGCGCCCGGCAAATTCGGGAAAATACTGCTTGGCCGTGGCGGGCGGGTCCGTGGCGCGCAGCCGGACGTCAACCTTGACCTTGCCCCACTTGATTTTTGAGCTCTTGCCGTTGATTTGGCCGCCTATAAGTTCATGGGAAATGGCGTTGCGGTCATAGCCCCGGTGCTCTGCGTCCGCGGGCGTGATAGGTACCACTGTCGGGAGGTTGGCAACTTCCAGGTTGGCGCAGTCCGCCAGGGCCGGCACCCAGCGCTTGACGCGGGCCAGCCATTGAGCTTTTGCCGCGGGGAATTTGTCACCCCTGACGGTCATCCGGGGAGCGTCATAGCCCAGCGTCCCAGTTTCCACGGGCTCATGCTGGCCGGAGGCGTCCGACACATTGAGCCCGCCAGGTACGTCCACCTCCGCAGTGACCACATAAGGCTGGGACAGGGACGCCCCCGGAGGGTAGACGGCCACGGCTCGCTGTACATTGGTGCCAATGGAGGCGTTGCAGGTCAGCCCTACGGCAGGGGGCACCAGGTCGGGCCGCGCCTTGAGGGAAAGGGTGCTCACGTCCACGGCGGACAGGTCAAGCACCACGTCCGGCAGGTTGGCATGATCGGCGATGACCAGCGTGACAGCGTCGTCAGAGCCGTATTCAAACCACGCGGCCATATTGGGGCGCCATTTTTGAATCTGGATAAGCAGGGAGGCGTAAGTCTCGGAAGAGTAGGCAAAGGGTATCAGTTCGGCGTCCTCGTCAATCCGAAGGTCATACCTGATGGGAACCAGGGCCGTTTTGATGGCGTGGTCCAGGATGCCGGACAGGGCGTCCTTGATTTTGGCCGTGGCCTGTTTGACCTCGCTCCCATCGGTGCCGTATCGATATGAGGCAAAGATTCCGCGGGAGCGCCCATCGCTGAAATATTGGATGTTGGCGAGATTCCACCAGTAGTCATGAATTTTGATGTCCCAGCTTTCGGAGGTGCCGTCCAGGGAATGCTCCGGGTTGATGACCGGGCCAATGAGCAGGGTTTTCCCGCGCCAGACGACTTTCACTATTTCCCCCTCTTCGTAGGGACAGGAAGAAAAGCGGTCTACGGGCACACGGAAGGAGACGGAGGCGCCCCCGAAGGAAAGCCGGCTGTAGGTGGGGCTTTCGGCGATGTCCAGGAATTCGCTGCTGGAAACGTCAAGGGTTTTCATAGGGGTTTGCCAAGGGTGAAGTTGTAGGAGACGATGAAATACAGCCCTTGAATCTTGGGCTCGGCATCGGTGATGACGGCCTCGAACCGCTGCTCATGGGAACCGATGCAGTCGGCCCATGCCAGGGTTCCCTTCCCCGCCGTCTTCCATTCGTTGAGCCATTCATAAAAGCTCCTCCACGCGTCCATGTGGGAATCACATTCCCGGACGGTGGAGATGGAGAAGGACATGGAAAGGTTCCCGAAGGCATCCAGGCGGGGAAACGGACTGTTGATGATGGGAGTTGCCGAGGTGCCGAACTGGACCGGGAAAGCGTGTTCCGGCAGGGCATCGAGCAGGCATTCCCCGGCGCGGACGACGGGGCGCCCGTCAAAAGTAACGGAAAAAGGAGTTTCAGTCGTTTCCATGTCTCAAAAATGGTAAAGGGAATACGGGCCGCCCCTCCCCATGCAAAGAACCAGAGGGGCGGCCCGCGTGTCATGCCCCGGCAGAAGCCGGGAAAGCGATTTCCTCGGTGGGCGTCAGGGAATTCAGCACGGAAGGAATAACCTCAAGCGTCAGTTTCGGCGTGAGCAGCTTGTTATTTTCCGTGGGGAGTTCCACCTTGAGCAGCGCTGCCACTTCCAGGACCATGATTTCCTTCTTGTCTTCCTGGTACTTGGTGAGGCGCGCCCATACCTTTTGCCCGTAGATGTTGCGGGAAAAAGGCTGCACTTCCTTCCCGGCTTCCAGCTTGTCGCACTGATAGATGACCTGCCAGCAGACCGGGTTGATTTCCGTCGAGTTGATTTCGATGGTGTTGCCCGTCACCTTGGTGTTCTTCCGCGTCACATACGAGGTCGTATCGCGGGAAAACACCGTGCGGGCGTCGTCTTCGGTGGTCGGCGTGATTTTATAGTCGATCACTTCATTGGCGACCATCCAGGCGTCGGAATCCTTCGCCGGCTTGAAATGCTCGTCAACGGTATCGGTGCTTTCTCCGCTCGTGACCGTCGTTCCGAACGGGCACAAGTCGAGAAACGTACCGACAAGCATTTCCTTGTTGTATAATTCTGACATGATATTTAGTTTCTTACGTAGTCAATAAGGGTCACGTTCCCGTCTTTCTTGTGCTGTTCAAACACGTCTTCGGGGATGTGGACGATCCTTCCCCGCGCGGCAATGCCGTGAGGGAGTTCCAGCTTGTTGACGACAACCCGGCATTTGACGATGCGGGGCGCCGGAGTAGGGGCGGCCTCCTGGGCCGCGGGGGTGGTGGTTTTAGTTGCCATGTTTGATGATCAGGGTTGTTTCCATCGTCAGGACGATGGATTTTTTCAGTATTTTGGCCGGGGCGGCAGGTTTGGAGTTGGTGACGATCACTTCCGTCATCATCAGCCGGGCATGGTTGCGGCGCCATTTGTGAAAGCCCGCCTGGATGATGTCGGCAAGGTCGTCGGCGTCCCAGCCGTCGCCATCCAGAAGAGGGTTGCTCTCAACGGTGACATGCCATTTAGCCGTGTTCTTGCCGCCCTTGCTCAACTTGTCCGGCACGATTTCCGGACGTTCCATGATGATGACGGTTTCCAGGGAGCCGGTTACTCTCTTGATTTCTTCTTCGAGAGAGCCTTCCCACGCCTTAATGATGATTTCCGGGTCTTCTCCGTCGTTGGCTGCGGTGCAAATCTCCGCGGCCCGCTGGTAGAGGACTTCCGCAAATGCAATGACGGGCGATTTCTTCAGGGCTTTCTTCATATGGGGTTGCTCCAATCCTGGTGTTTTGGCCCTCCGTAGATGACTTCCCGGCGCTGGTCTCCATCGTAGGGGGCTAACTCAACTTCACAGGCAGCCACGGCGCGGAGTTTCGCGCGGGCGTCCTGGTATTGAGCCGCCCGCGCCGTCCCCTGAAGGGATTCGTTGGAGCCCGGAACGGAGCTGGTGACGGCATCCCGCACTAGAATGCAGGTGGTGAATACCAGCTCCGCGGGAACGGAGCTGGTATTCAGTGCAATCCTGGCATTACGGGGGCAGGAGTTGACCGCCGCCGCCACGTCGTTGCAGACCTCGCGGATAATGTCGCTGATTTTGTCCTTGGCAATGGATTTGATTTCCTTGTCCTGGCAATAGCGGCTGACCGTTTCCGGTGTGATTTCAACGAGGGCCATTATCCAATTTTGGTTATACCTTGACGGCAAGAACGGCTTTCTGTTCCGTGTTGTCGCCAGCGGACGTTTCAGCCACGATTTTCAGGCGCAGCCAGGGGCCAGCCTCCAACGGGATACGCATGAGCACTTCGCCAGCGTCGGCGCCGTTGCTCTCGGCGCCCGTCGCGGTCAGCTTCGGGGCGGCCAGTTCTGCCCATTCGGCGCCGTCTTCGGACGATTCGACGGTGAGTGTCATCGTCTTGCCGGCTGCCAGCGCGGGAAGCGCTTCATGCGTCAGGGAAATGACGGCGCTGTCAATGCCGCCCTTCTGGCCGATGTGAATCGGGTCAGACGTGACCGTCTTCCCGGTTCCCGGCATGTTCAGGCGGATGGTGAGCGCTTCATCATTGCGGTACATGTTTTTCATCATGTGGTGTGTTTCTCCTTTCTATGGGTGAGGGTTAGTTCTTGAGGGCAAGGGAGCTGCGGCGGGCGCGGAAGAAGTCTTCTGCAAACGCGGCGCGGACGCTGGCCGTGGATTCGTCGTCAAGCAAGGAATCCACTTCCAGAATCTTGATTCCCATGACGGAATCAGGTTCAGGAGCGATCATGCCCGTTCCGCCGTTCCCGGTGGTAGGCGTGAGGGTTCTGGATTTCTGCAATCCCAGCTTCACATTGCCGTTCATGACCACGTAGGAGATCATGCCGCGCAGGGCAGCCGGGAACAGGCTCTTTGCCTTGGCGACAAGCTCGTCGGTCAAGGGATTTTTGGAGCTGATGTTCTTGATGCGTGCCACGGCAAACGGAGATTCCACCGCAACGCCCGTCCAGCCTTCAAGGCGGGAGGTATAGGCTCTCATGGTTCCGGATTCCCCGTCCTCTGTATTCCGGGCTACGGTCTCTTCCTGAATCGGAGACATGCCGAGGGTCTTTTTGTTGCCCCAAATGGAGTGCAGGAAGTCGTCTCCCAGGATGACCAGATAGGCGGACGCCCCGGAGTTGTCGGAGCGGTTGGCTTTCGAGTCTTGCTGCTTGGACGGGTCCGCGGAAATGGTCATATAGTTCCCCATCTGTTCAGGGATGGCCGGGAACACGTTTGCCTGTTCCGGGAGCCTGTACCACATCTGCAAGGCAATGGAGGCCATGGCGCCCGCCGTGATGCTGCGGGTTTCCTTGGTGAGCAATTGTGCACCCTTGGCGGAGCTGGTTACGATGGACTTGTCCACCGCAATAGGGCCGTCAATGTAGTAGCATTTAACGGTCTTATTGGTGTATTCGGTCGTCAGGTTCCTAGCTCCGGCATTGGCTGGACGGAATCCGATGCGGGGAATGCCGGTAGGCATATTGATTTCGTACTGCGTTCCGTCAATAATGGTAACGGGGAACGCGGTCACTTCCGGAGAGGCAAGCCCAATGGAGCGGACCGCTTCAAGGGTCTTGATAGACCCGGTTCCTTCTTGCTGAAGCACGTCCAGCAGGGTCATGTATTCTTTTGCGGGCATATTACTTGTTCAGGTTGTTGAGTTCAGATTCAAAGGAGCTGCGGAGGGCGGCGGTTCCCGTGACGGGTTCCTTCTTGCCTCCGCCCGTCTTGCCGGCTTCCACGTCATCAAACGCGGGGTTTTTCACCAGGGCGTTGAGTTGCTTGCTGGCGGCAACGTAGTCTTCCGTCAGAGCGCGCTCCCAAAAGGCTTTGGTAGCTTCATCCTTCGGGGCGATCTTGCCCGCGGCAATGGCGTCGGCAACGTCCTGAGCGGCGCGTTCCTTCATCTGCTTCTTGGATGCGGCAATTTCTTCCTGGCATTTCTCCAGCTCCTTCTTGCTTGCTTCCAATTCGTCGGAGCTGGCCTTGCCTTTGTCTTGCAGGGCCTTGATGCGCTCCAACGCGATAGCCTCGGCATTTTCAGCCTTGGCTTCTTCCTCGGTCAAAATGCCGAGGGCTACGAGTTTGGTAATGTCCATGTCTCGGTTGGTTGTATTGTTGTCTTGCTGGTCGAGGCCCTCCTTGGGCTTCTCAAGGTCTCCATTGTCGCCCGGTTTCCCGGGGTCTTCAACGTCGTCAAAATGGGCTACGTCGCCCTCCGTCCGGCTGGCTGCAATGCGTTCGATGTCGTCAAACGCGGGGTCATTGACCAGGGAGCCCACCTCAATGGATTCCGGCAGCAAGCCGAGGATTTCCCCGGTTCCCTTGTCGCGCCGGAAGCGGGGGCTGTGGTAACCGTAATTGCCGCCTTCCACGTCCGTTCTCCCTTTCTCCGTCCATCCTTCCAGTTCCAGCACGACGCCTTTTTCTTCATCCCACACAAACCGCGCCGGCTTGTAGGAGGCGGGGCCCATCTCATGATCATAGAGGCCAACCGGTTTGACGTTGCTGGATAGCTTGGCTTCCAGGTCGGCATTGAGACGGGAGACGCAGTCAGGCGTTACCCGCACCACGCACGTTCCCGGCTGGCCGTTGAGAGAGCACTTGATCGTGTGCTCCCCCTTGGGCGCCCACAGAATAGCCATGGGAGCCTTGCCGTTGTTGTCGGCTACAGTCGTTATAAGCGTACTCATGCCTCCATGATGGGGCACGGAAACGGTGCAGGACAATAGCGGCAAAATGGGCTACAAAGTCCTGTCAATCTATCCAGTCTCCGGAGCTGTCCCCGTTGTCAAGCATGGCGTCCATGAAGTGCTTGAACGCTACGCCCGTGAGTTCTTCCACGTCCGGGAAAGCATCCGGCCATGGTGAAAAGGTCTGGGATTTCTTGAGCTTGTAGACGGCACGAACGCCGCCGTGCCCATCCGATTCAAAAAGGTATCCCGGTTCCACTCCGGAGCCGGTCATGCTGTTGCGAAGGTTGAGGATGCTTTTTCGCAGGGTGAAGAGCTTGCGGCCCGTCATGGAGGCGTAAGCGCCGGCGCGGACGCCGTGCGCCTCCGGAATGACGGGAATGGTCAACGCCTGGGCCCGCTTGGCCGTCACCGTCCCGCCGTAGATTTTCAGCAGCAGAGATTGTGCAAGGTCAAGCCGGTCCCCTCCGCTTCCCTCCCCCGCCTGCCCGGTGAGGTAGACGCGAGCGCCGTCCGCCGTCGTCTCGGCAAACCAGTTCCGGGCAATGTCATTGGCCCATCCGGTTTTTTTCCGGCCCGGCCCGTGGGTCGGCAGAGACGTGTTTTCAAAGTGTCCGGATTCCGCCTTTTCCCTGTACCAGGACGAGAGCCAGCTTTTCACCCCTTCCCCCATGCGTTCATTGGCTTCCGCCAGGATTTCCGGGGCAGCCATTTTTTTCACCTCGGCAATCACCGGGTCAACGCCGTTCAAGTCAATCGTCAGGTTCATATTTCGTCTTCGGTCCGGTTGATTTCCCACCCCTTCCGGTAGGCTTCCGCTCCGGCTTCCCACAGCGCTTCTTGCAACAAATCATCATCGGTGAGGTCCATGTCCGGGAGGCGGGCAAGCACGGCGGCCAGTTCTGCCCGGAATTCGTCGTCAGAAAGCCCTGATTGAGCCTTGCCGATCAGTTCCCGGACAAAGGCCACGCACGGAGCAGCCCATGCCTGCAAGATGTCTTCAGCGGCCTTTTCCGCGTCCTGCTCCAACTCGACGGCCAGGGCGAGCGGAGCTAGTTTTTTCCCTCGGCAGCCGCTGCTTCAATGGCGTCCCCGTACTGGCCCGGAGCGGAACCGATGGACGGGGCTTTTCTCAAAACGGCTTCACCTTCCCGGGGCTTGGGGATTTTGACGATGGCACGGGCAAATTCTTCCCCGACGTCCATCACTTCCGCCGCCTTGGAAACGGTTTCCAGGGCTTCCGCGTCAATGCCGCGGATGGAGGGGACAAATTGAGGGAGCCGGGAGGGAATGCGCCCGTAGTTAAGGCGGATGATAGCCGGGATAAGTTGGGAATTGAGGATATTTGCCACGGCCTGCCCCACGTCTTCAATAACCTCTTTGCGGATGCCGGCATGAACTTTGCCAAGGGCATACGCCCCGCCGTCCCCCTTGGAGCTGGTCAGGCTTTGACCCAAAATGAGATTGTCGCATTGTTCGTCCGCCAGTTTGATCAAATCCGCCTGGGGCAGCCCGTTGGCCCCCTTCACGGCATCGTGGAGCTGAAACTCTAAATTTTGCGTGGAAACGGCCCAGCCTCCGGAGCCGAGGTTTTGCAGCATTTCCGCAGCCTCCGCCTTGGCCTTTTCATCTCCCCTGACCTTGGCCGTGCGGAAGGGGATGCCGAAGAGCTCGCAGAACGTCATCAACCAGGGCAACCCGTAGCAGGCAGCCCCAAACCAACCCACCAGACACCGGAGCTTGGCGCCAAAGATGGGGTGAAATACGTCGGTCTTGTTCAGGCCAATCAGGAACTTGTCCGGGGGGAACTCTTCCCCTTCCAGGTCGTTTTCCAGGCCATTGCGGAAAAGGAGCAGGCGGTCCTTCTTTCCGTAGTTGTATTCCCACGCGTAGAATTGAGCGGAAAGAGGCTCATAGCACCGGGGATAGATAATATCATCCGCCGCCCATTTGATTTGATGAACGGTGTTGCCGCAGGTGAGCATGTAGGTCAGGGATTTAATCAGATCGTCCGCCCCCTGCTCTACTGTGTCCGGTTCCGGTTCAGACCGCCAGAAGGCGGATTCGACGAGCTCCGCCATTTCCTGCGCTTCCGGCGTCGGCTTCTGTCCTTTTTCCGTCCAGGGCATGACTGTCCACTCCATGCGGGCAACAGCGCTTGCTATTTCCCCGAGATTTTTACGCAAGCGCGGCCATTTTTCCAGCATAGCCATGAAGAGCTGCTCCTGCCTGTCCAACTGCCCGGAAGCAATGGAGTCTTTCAATGCCTTCAGGGCTTTCGGGTCAAGCTCGGAGGCGGGCCAGTGCTTGAATTTGTTGTCGGCAAACGGAGAAACCAATATTTGAACCGCTTCTCTCACCTTGCCGCGGAGTCTTGGAAATAATGCCATGGACGGAAAAAGGGAGAAGGATTAAACGAGGGAACGGGCAACGCTGTAGGCGTCATCACAGCGGCGCAGCCAGCCGCACCCGAAGGTTGGGAACTGCTTGCAGGAGCGATAAAACGTCTTGCGCTTTTCCTGCAGGCCAATGAGGAATATCGCTTCATCCGTGCCGGCCAACTGGTCCTGTAGCTCCTGTCTGGTCTTGGGTCCAACAATGCCGTCCACCGTGAGCCCGGCGCCGTGGATGTTCAACGCGCGCTGAAGTATCTTCCCGGTGTTCTTGCTACCGGAATTGAAATAATGGTCCCGCAGGATGAATTCCGTAGCCGGGTGGGCATCGGAGCCAATCCAGGCGCGGACCGCGGCGGTATTGTCCAGGACGTACTGAAGACAGCCCTCCCAGGCTTCTTCCCGCTTTCCGGCGTCCAGCAGGGACTTGAGGCGGTTGAATACGGCGGGTTCAATGCCGTCGCAAATGCCGCAAATTTCCCACTTACCGCCCTTGTCAGCGGCGGGAAGACGGGAGACGCGCAGGGAGGCCGGCCCGGTTACGCGGCTGTCTTCAAAGCGGAGGATGGCCGCAGCCATGTTTCTTTCAGTGTTATTCATGGTTATAAGATATTTTTGATAGAACTAGTTAGAACTGACGAGGATTCCTCGGCGGTTGAACTTGTAAGAAAAGCTTTACAGTTGCCTATTTCTCAAGTTTCCGCTCGATATTCTCTATTCTGACAGCAAGCAGCTGAATGGCCTTTGCCGTCTCCACCTGGGCCTGTGTCTGCATCGTCATCAGATCGCAAAGACGGTCGTTGTGGTGTCCCATGACATCTCCGATGTACCAGCAGGCCGCGCCACAAATGCCCAGTGAGAGCATGACGCAGGCCCAGGCGGGGAAAGCCTTGGCGAAATCGAAGAAACGTGCCGGTACTTCGGAGAGTTTGCACATGGTCTTATTTCTTGGTGGCTTGAACTACGGGCGCAACCTCCGTCTTGGGCTGGGCCTGGGAATAGGAGATATGCCCCTGCTCAATGACGAGGCAGGAACCGTCCTTGCAGACCTCCGTGCGGCCTGGGGTCACGTCTACGGAGTGCCCACAGCCTCCCAGTAAAGCGGACGCCGCATAGGCCGCCCCCGCCAGGACCACCCACAAAAGGCGTTCCCACCATTTCAGGCCGGGTTTAGTTTTGCTTTTTTCGTAGGCATTCTTCATGCCCTGCTTCCCCGCCTCCAGGGCGGCCTTCTTTTGTTCGTCACTTAACTTACTCATGGTTTTGCTTTGTGAAGTATTTGAAAAATGCCACGGCGGCGGGGTCCGTGATGACGAATTCCGGGTAGTCCACCCGCGTGAACGTCCGGCGTCCGCCCTGGGTATTGACGGCCTCGACGGACAGCGCCACGGCATCGGTGGCAGTCGGCGGCCTGTCGACGTCATCTCCGTGAGTTGTCACCTGCACCAGCCTCGCCCATACCTGGGAGGCTTGCCAGTCCTCGCCCATGCTGGCAATCGCGGCCACCGCTGCCGCCAGGGCCGGGGCTTGGTCGGCTGGGATGCCGTCCTGCGTGTAGCGGTAGGAACACACAAAGCCGTTGCTGTCTGGAAATCTGGCGGTCATGACAAATTCGTCCCACTGTCCTGGGTTGGGAAACTGTAAATGTATCTCTTGCATGGTGTTATTGCGCTAATTGGTTGATTTCCACGACAGCGGTCTGGGCATAGTGGTGGCCGACAAAAACCCACACTTGCCGGGGTTGCCCGGTCGTGTTGGGGGCAAGCGTCAGGGTGATTTGGCCGCCTCCGGCTGGTATCTGCTCCGCGGATTGGCTGCACCATACGGCGGCGGGGTCATGCCCGCACATCGTGTCGTTAATGGCGTACACAGCCTCCGCCAGTGTGGAGGATACCGTCAGCGTTACTTCACCGCCTTCCGCTCCCACCTCCAGCGCGGAAGCCGTCACCTCCGGCACGGGCTTGACCGTCGCATCACGCATCACAACGCGCTCCATGATCGGCCAGACATCGTTGACTCCCAGCGCGGGGGCTGCGTCAATCCTCATGCCTCCCATCCGCAGCCCCACTTGCATGGTACTGCTCACCTCGTGAGCCTTGGCTTTTGCCGTGAAGCAGGCCGTGTTGCCGCTCCCGCAAAACAGGCTTGTCATCGGCATCACGTAGTGGCCGTCCACAAACATCTCCCAGCGATTCTCAACATTGGCGTGGTCAGCCGATTGCCGGGGAGTTATCGCCACAGAAAGATAAGTAACGCTGGGCGCCAATGCCCACATATACTGCTGATCACCTACATCCCGCCCGTAATCCGTGCCGCGCAACAGGCAGGACGTGCTGCTGCCCAGGTAGCCCTTGGGGTAGATCGTCACCTGCCAGGCGGGCGTCATGTCTCTGCTGGTTGCGCCGTTGACAGAGTTGATCAGCGGGTATCTGTAATTTGCATTATCCCAGGCATAATCTACCCAATGGATGGGATGCGCATAACAATCCGCCGCCGGATTGGTCGCCGAGGAATAGCCTTGCGCCGTACTCCCCAGCAGGATAGACACCTTGTCAGAGCCGATGATGCGCCACACAGAGGCGGCGGCATAATCTCTATTACGGCTATTGCCCATGTAGTTGGCAAACTTCCACGCCCCAGTGCTGCAACCAATCAGAGATACGCCGGCAGCCTTGGTCATCGTGACCAGCATGTCCTGCCAATCGTTACCGTATACGCCCTCCTTGATGGATACGTTGGCCGTGCCCACATTATAAGCGGCGGACATCTGCATCTGCCTCACAATGGTAGTTACCCAGGAGGGGATCAGGGTCTCCATGTAGTACCCCATCCGCCGCCAATCATCTGCGGCCCGCTGCTCTATCAGCGCCTCGTAAGAGATAGCCTCCTGGGCCGTGGCAGGCAGCGGCACGCGAACGCCGCCGTTGGCAGTAACGGTGCCCGTCGCAGTCAGACCGCCGGCCAGCGTCATGTTGCCCGCCGCGTCCACCTGCGGGATGGCGGCAAGGGCCTGCTGGGCTGCGGTGGCGGAGTCAGAGGCATTCTTGGCGGAGGTTTCTGCATTGGTTTCCGCCGTCTTGATTCTGCCTTCCGCCTGGTCTATTTCCCCTTTGGCGGTTTCAGCCTGTTCGACAAAGGGCGTGATTGCCTCCATGGCTTCCGCCTGGACCGTCTGCACTGCCTGCACGGCTTCCGTCTTTGCCGTTTCCACGGCTGTGACAGCAGCGCCTTGTGCGCTGGCTACCTTGTCCGTGGCGGTTTTCTGCGCTCGCCCTACAGCAAGAACGGAATCAGCTTGCTTGGCTTGTATGACGGTAACGGCTTCCTCTTTGGCCGCGCTGATCGTCTGCGTAAAATCTGAAACAATCCCTTCCACAGCCGTCTTGGCGTCATTGGCGCTCCTGGCATCGTGGGCCGCATCAGCGGCGGACGTGCTGGCAGAGGCCGCGGCATTGCCAGCCGCCACCTTGGAGGCTTGAGCGGCGCCGGCATAGCCTTCCGCTTCTCTGGCTCGTTCCGCGGCGGTGATAGCCGCTCCGGTTGCCGTCGTGGCTGCCTGACTCGCTGTGTCCGCGTCCGTGCGGGTGCTGGAAGCATCCTGCTGCGCCTGCTGGGCGGCGAGGGAAGCCGCCGTGTTGGAAAGCCACTGCGCCTTGATGGTCTTGCCTGCCTCGATAGGAATCGCAATGCCCATCACCGGAATGTCGTACACAGTGGAAGCCTCAATGGGAGTCACGGACTCCACAGCGCCGATGTAACCCGCAAATAGCCGTAAATCCTCTCCGGATTCATCCTGGGCATGGATGGCATACGGCCAGCGGCCAATAGGAAGGGCGGGAAAGGTAAGCTCCAGGTAATTCTCCTGTTCGCCATGCTCGATTGTGATGGGCAGCTCTCCTTCCTCCGTTTTCACGGTGCCCGCAAAAGAAACGCCCGTTACCGGGAACGGAGATTGAGTCACGTCCTCACGCAAAAGCCAGCCTATGCGCTTGGCATAGCCGGCTGTCGTGGACAAATGGCGTGTAATCCCCAGAAAATTAAGCATGCCTCCTTCATGAGGCAAACCCGGAAAAATCTCAAGTTGCCGAGTGTCACTACTTTTTGCCGGACTTTACGGGAGGATCAAATGGCAGGGACGCCAAAAGAATCATAAAGTTCTCTCCTGCATCTACTTTCATCTTCTCTGGTGCATAGGCTCCATCCATCTTGTTGAGCTCGGCAATGGCTGCAATTTTCGATGGCATCTTGAATTTCATGCCATTTTCATCAATGGAAGACTCTTGGCAAAGCTCTGACGTGTTGTCAATATCACCGATGGGAGTTGTCACAACGCGGGAAAGCCATTCCATGCGTTCCTGCTTGGTCAGCACGGCGGATTTATTCAACTGGGCGTTCAATTCGTCAATCATTCGCACAATTTCAGCATCTTTGGACAAACGGGAAGCCGCCTTACTTGCCGCCTCATTGCTCATGTCCTTGCGTTTGTAAGCCTTACGGTATGCGTCCGCCTTGGACAATTTTCCATCAACCAGGAGCCTTGCAAACTCCTTCTTCTTCTCCGTCGTCCTGGATTTGTTACCCTCTCTCTTCATACCAATATTTTACCCTCCTGTTTTTCGGCGTGTCGAGTTGCCGAGTGTCAACGTTTCTTGCCGATAGCATCAACCTGCTGACTTTGAATCCTCAACTCCATCCAAAAAATCACGCCCCTGCTTGCTCAAATAATGCACACAGGGACGTGACCCGGTTTTGACCACGTCGCCAGTCCTTGCCAGGTAATCCAGCCTGTGGGACACGTTACTGGGGTCCAGATGGCACCTGTCAGCAATCTCCCGTGACGTTCTTCCCGGATGATCTCGGACCTCCATCAGGATAAGCAGTTGCGACGGCCGCACCCTCTGGCGGACAATGTTCCGCAACAGGTCTTTTCTGACTGACGACTCGTTCATTCTCCCTCCCTTCTCATGTAGCGTTCAAAGCAGTAGTCCGGCGCGTCCTCGACCCTGCATACCACGTTTTCGCCCCGGTACAGGCGGGAGGCGATACGGGCATCCAAATGTTCCCCGATATGTTTCGGCAGCAGGTTGGAGGTGAGCATCGTCCATTTCCCGAGCCGTCCGTCAACAACACGGTTCAGCGCGGACAGAATGGAAGGCGTGGTGTTCTCAGCTCCGATGTCGTCCAGAATCAGCACGTACACCTCTTTGACCAGATACTCCACGAATGCCCAGTCCCCGGAACGAAGCATGGAAACCACCTTTTGCCACTTCCAAAGCTGGATTGGAATCGTGGGGCGCTCTTTGACCAATGCAGTCCTCACGGACTCCGCCAGATGCGTCTTGCCCACCCCGGAAGCCCCCAACAGGGAAAGCCAGCGGCGCGGACGAACCTTGTTCACAACGTCGTTGATGAACCACTGCGCCTCGCGGTGCATGGCCTGCACCTCTGGATGCACTCGCTCGTCAAAGCCGCCCATATCGTACCGTACAGGCTTGTAATTGCGGACAATCCCGTTTTGAGATGGCGCAAGGGCAACTTGCCCAGCCAAGTGTTGAATATCATCCATCATTCGTATCTCCTTCCTGCGTTGGCGTCCTTCCGTCCAGATGGGCCTTGTTGCCGCCCATGCTGCACATTATTGGTTGCCCAGGAGCGGGCATACTTGCGGGCCGCAGGCTGCCAGTTGGCAAGGGGAATTCCCTTGCTGTCCCGCCAGCCGCGGGCCGAGAAGTCGTCGAAGAACGACTCTGCGCACCGTTTCAGTTCGTCTCCCTTGGGAGTCATAAGCTGGGCCGCCATGAAAAGCCGCACTTCCTCCGCACTCCGTGGGAACTGTTCTACACCCCTGTTTACAGAGCACGGCTCCGACTCCGTATACGTCTTCGTCTCCGTCTCCGTATAAGCGGTGGATTTCCGTGACTCACCGTTATTCACCGTGGATTCCCGTGAACTACCGTGACTCACTGTATTACACGGTGAATCACCGTCAGGAAGCGGGAACTTGGGCTTACTCTGTCTGCGCTGCCCGAAATTGATGATCTGCACGTAATCCTTGCCCCCGACACAGTATGCCCTTACAAGCCCGGCTTCCTCCGTTTCGTGAAGGCAGTCTTGAATGTCCTGGTTACTGATTTTGTCAAGGTGCAGGGGGAATAAGCGAGTCCTCAATACCGTAGGGCGAGCGTCAAACAGGCCGTAGTCATCCGCCACCAACAGGAGCCGATGGAAGAAGCATTCGGTACGCCATGAAAGTGCCGCGACCTTTTCTGAATCAAGGAACCCCTCTCTAATCATTCGTGATGTTGCCATACCCTTTAAGCATAATTTCAATTGTCCTTTTTCTTACTCTCCGCGGCCTGGATGCTAAATATGGAGGGTTTCATAACACTGCCACCTTTCCATACCCCCGGTTTTGCAGTGTATGCAGTAGGGGTGCCTCGGTATTATCCCACGCCACAAGGCAACTTGGCGCGTTGGGCTGGTTTCCGTGGGTCTCACCGTCCGGGCGGCAAAAGCGGATGCGGCCTTTCCAAAGGAACAGATACCGGGCACGGTGCAGCACGCACCGCTGGAACCAGCGAGTATCTGACCTCATGAAAATGAGTGCCAGACCTCCGCCGACATGGTTACTCATACGTTCCATGAACGCTTCTGCTTCATTCCCATAAGGAGGGTTAAGCCATACGCTCCCCTCCCATGGCATCAGAAGGCCGTTATCCTCCACGGTGTAGTTAACACGGGCACAATCCCACGGACGCACGGTAGCGGCGCAGGGGTCCACGTCGAACTGTCCCAGCAGATCCAATACGTAGCGCGGAGTGAGCCAGACGTTGGTAGTTTGCGCGGTTTTGGCAGTGTTAAAGGTATTCATTCTCCCTCCTTTCCGCGTCGGAATCTGCTGAGCAGAACCCGGAATGCTGTTGCCGCCACTGCCGGAACTTGTCCGTTGCCAAGGGCTTCAATGCGGTCCACTCTAGCGGCCACCCCATGAGCCACTCGGTCCACGTCGGGTTCAGCTGACCACCATTCCCCGCAGTCATCTGTTTCCGCTCTTCCGTCGTGACAATCCCTTCGGCTTCCAGGGCTTTCATTTTCTGAAAGCTCCCCGTCCCCCCGCACATTCCTTTTGTTCTTGGAGTAGGAAATCTGCTGGCTATAGTTCCCAAGTTCGGGGACTTCCGATTTCCCTGGCTGGAGCCGCTGTCCTTCCAATCCCGTGAGGTTGGAGTCGGGAATTTTGCAATCTGGTCGTTCAGGTTCCGGCTTCGGGCTGGGTCTTCCCATCTTCTGGCTTCTCCCGTCCTGAAATCCCTGGCTTGCGGGGTTGCGAATTTCATGCCCTGCCCCAGCGGCGGAGTTGACAGCAAGTATCCACATGCGCTTTCGCTCATGCGGGGCACCCACTTCATCCGCCCCCAGCACCATCCATTCCGCATCATACCCGCTCGCGGCCAGGTCTCCAAGAACACATCCAAGCCCGCGAGCAGTGAGCATTGGGGAGTTTTCCACAAAGACGTATTGAGGTCGTACCTCGCCAACAATCCGGTGCATTTCCCGCCAGAGTCCAGAGCGGGCGCCATCAATGCCGGCACCTTTACCTGCCGCGCTGATGTCCTGGCACGGGAAGCCTCCAGATACCACGTCAACAAGGCCGCGCCATGGTCGTCCGTCAAAGGTGCGTACGTCATCCCAAACCGGGAAAGGCGGGAGAAGGCCGTCATTTTGCCGGGCGAGCAGTACGCTTGCGGGATAGGGTTCGAGCTCGACGGCACAGACAGTTCGGATTCCAAGCAATTCGCTGCCAAGTATGCCTCCACCAGCGCCCGCGAAAAGATGTAGCTCATTCATTTTCCTCCTTTCTCGGTGCCCAGCTGCTAAAATTTTCATCGCATATGGAACATGGAACCATTTTAAAGTAAGCTCCATACTTACATGTGCAACAATTTTTCATAATAGACCGTCCGTACTCGTAAAAAGCTTTCTGCTCAGGCGTCATCTTCATGCGAGCACCCTTTCTCAATTAAGGATTTAAGTTCATTGAAACAACGGAGGCGTGAGGCATTCTTGGTCGTGCAAATAAGGTGCTGCGCCCACCGTGCATGTCGTTTGGTGGGGTACCCCATGCGGTAACGGCCCGTTATGCCATTGTGGTGCACAATCGCGGCCTGAACTTCGTATTTCCGGCTGTCGGTTTTCTTCATGGGGCAAACCTGCTGGACGATGATATGAGGGTTCTTTTTCATTGTTCCGCCCCTCCTTTCCGTTCAAGCTCCCACGGATATGTGTCGATTTTACCGTCAACCAAAGTTCGGAATATTAAGTTTCCTTGTTCTTCGTCGAATCTATCATCTACCGCCGCAAGATCGCCTGTTATCCCATATTCGTTTTCAACAGGATCACCGCCCCCATTATGAAGCAAATAATCCAATGGTTCACCGTTTTTATCTTCTGTAATAACATGTAGACCATTATTCCAACCAACGATCGGATAAATGCATCCTGCAACAAAACCTCCTGATGATACTAAGCAAAGGCATTCTATATATGTTTTCTTAAATCTATTCATTTTAATTTTATCCTTTCTTGATTTTAAGTTTTCCGCTCGGACTAATTGTCCAATCATCAAAAGTGACAATGCCGGACAGATTAATCACGGGGTAGGCGGCGTAGGGTTTCCGTGCAGGGTCACGGGGCGGGAGGTCAAAGAGGTATTTGCTCATTCCCCCTCCTTTCTCGGCTCCCAAAGGCGCTGATCCTCGTATGGGTAACAATCCCGGCATGGGCTCTGCTTGGTCAAAAGGTCATGATACTTACAGTTAGGGCAATCCCGGCAAGCGGCCTGCTCCAAAATCGCCGCCTGCTCGTCAGCAAGGTACTGACAGGACTGCGGCGGACGGGTCATGCCGATGGCGGAAGAGGCTTCCCTCCTGCGGTTGTACTCCACCATCCAGCGGCGTTTTTTCTCTCTTTCTTCGGGGCTCATTTGCCGAGTTCCTTTCTTTTGTAGGTTTCCACGCTCGCGACTTGGTAATCGCAAAAGCCTTCCGGGTTGAGGTAGCAGCGGCCAAACTGGGCCAGAGCAAAGGCGTCCGCCTCGTTATTATTGTTCATATCCGCACCCCAATGCTGGAAAACGCGTTTGAGCATCAAATCCTTTTCCGCATTGCCCTTCCCGGTGGCAAATTTCTTGTTGGTGGTAGGGGCCACAACGATGAAGGGAACCCCCATGTCAAGCAGCAGAAGACGGACAACGCCCCCCAATTCCGCCAACCCAGCCATGCCTTGCGAAGAGCCGTAGGAATACCCCTCAATGACGGCAAGTGACGGCTGCTCTTGGTAGATGATGACTCGTACCTCATTGCGGATTTCAAAGAGACGCTTAGCGCTTCTATGCTTGGATTTGATGACGCCCCATTTCGGGGAACCATCCCACACCAGAGCCCACCCCGTAGCGGTAAGGGACAAATCAAGACCTAAGATGCGCTTGTTCATGCCGCCCTCCCTTCTGCTGCCGGGCGGATTGCCGGCATGATCCGAGTGTAAGCGTCAAGGTATTTTGGGCCGAATTCGTCCAGAGCCGCCTTAATGCGGTCGGTGTACTCGTCCCATTCCACTTTGATCAAAAACGGGCGCAGTCCGGGGCAGTAGGAAAGGAAATACCACGCCCGCAAGCCAGTCACAGCCATGGAGCCGTGCACCTGCGGCTTGTGTTTGTCCGGCAGAACGCCGCCCAGCAGATGCCGGACATGATGCTTGGAGATAGGGCACTTGATTTCAAGGCCGGCAATCACAAGATCAAGCCCGTCTTCCAGATTTTCAAAAACAAGTCCGTCAGGGCTGCACCCAATGGGGGCCGTCTTGCGGCGGATAAAGCCAACTTCTTTTACCGCTTTGCCGGTCAAGGTCGCGAAAAGCTCGCGGGCTTCCAGTTCCAGGGCTTCCCCGCGATCCGTGTGGAAATTGCCTTCAAAGGTTATTTCATCCGGACGCAGACAGGAGCAGCACAGTTCGATGATTAAATCATCCTGCTGGGCTGACGGCTTCCCGGTTTTGGGAGTGATCAGTCGGTCAAAGTTGCTGGCGGTCAGATGACCGGAACGCAATTTAAACCATAGGTCGCTCCGTTGTGGAACGTCCTCGTAAATAACTATATTTTCAAGGTCTAACATAACTTTAGTAGTCCTCTCTATTGGCTGGTACATACTCACGTTCCTGCTCCTTCAGACTTCCAAAAAAATCATCGGCATCATCATTTGGAGGTGGTAATGCCTCCGATGCCGGAGGCTGTTTTTCCTCCGGTTTGGGCGGATTAAAGGGGTCTATTTCCTCGTTTTCATCCTTGGACGGGGTTACATTCCGCATTTCGCTTTCAAATTCCTGTTCGTCTGAGACGCTCATGGCTTGCTGGATATACAAGGGCAAATCCCATTGCTTGGAGGCGCGCTTGATCACTGTTTTCAAGCCCATTTGTTCAAAATCGGTTTTCCAGGGTCCTACGATTTCCCCCTTCTTGTTACGGGAGTTGGAGCGGGCCATGATATCATTGACGGCTTTCAGACTCATCCGCTCCCCGTGCAAGTAGCTGTCCTTGTCTGTCCAGGTGCAGTAAAAACCCCTGATGGGTTTCTTGTCGTCATCCCATCCGGGGGTGTGACCCATGACAAATTTCCCGTCCTCAATATTCCAGTAAAACGGCTCTCCCTCACGTGCAATGCCAATGTTGAGGTTGGTAACACCGTTGGAGCGGGCCATGCGCATCAGGCCGCGGGCGGAGGGCACCGGAACACAAGTCAAGACGGCCTTGCCGGTTGTCTTGTCGTTGACCCAAAAGGGCACCAGATAGCCGTGGATGCCGTCAGGCTCACACCGCATCATCAGCAGGTTTTTTAGGGATGCAATCAGCGTTACAGGGGCGCATTGCTGAAGGAGTGGGGTTTTCTGGCAGCAGTGCCAGAAGATACTGATACAGCGTTCCGGCGTCATCATGCCCTCTACAAGCTGGGCAATGTGGTTCTTCACGTCCTCGGACATCACAATTTCGTAGAGTGTCTTTTTCGGGACTGGTGCCTGGGGCAAATCTAGTTTATCTGTAGGTGCGTTACTCATAATCTTTGCATGGTTCTGGTGTAACGGGCCGGGGATCAGTTGGCGCTGACCCCGGCCATCTCCTTTTTAGGCATTCATGGATTCGCGGTGCTTGCGGTTCAGTTCATCGCAAAGCTCCTGCGCTTTCCTCAAGGCTTCTTCCTTGCTGTAGGGAGATGTGGGACAAGCGTCTGAATTCCACCATATTGTGTGCATATAGTAGATATCTCTCGCGACCCGGAAATTAAAAGCCATCTCTTCGACCCTATAAGGATGTTCTGCCTCAATTTCTTCAATCGGCTTGACAAGTTTGATACAAGCAACTGAAAGGTAGTTGTATTTATTTGATAAAAAGCCATCAGGGAAGCCAACATCCCCTCCCGCAATCTCGTCTCCACAAAGGGTCACTTGGTCTCCAATTGCGTTATTTGCGGACAACTCTCGATTACCTCCGCACCCGAAAAGCCTCCCGTGAAATCCGGTGATTCGAACCAAATCCCCCTTGCGGTATTTCCGCGCCGGGTCGTATTTCGCCTGGGCGGGCTCAAGAGCAGAAGGGTCAAAAAAGCCATCTTCCGTTTTGCCGTCATCACGGCGGATAGTGATTTTGATAGAGTTAAAATCCGTTCCGTCATCTTCCTTGATTGTTCCCCGGATGATGACTTCGGTTCCGGGCTTGCATTCGTTTCTTTGCATGGTGTTTTTTCTGTTTGTTGTTATTTAGGTTAGGTTAGTTGGAAATGGTACTTGAGGGGTTCCTCTTCCGTTTTGCGGGAGGTCTGTTCATGTCGACCCCTGTCTGAGAGATTTTTTCCTTAGTCAGAAAGCGGTACACGCTCACGGCGGAAATGCGGTAGTCACGGATACTGGTTCCGAGATCCTCAATGCACCCATCCTGGAGCAGCTTTATCACTTTTTTACGTGACCACCCGCAGGCAGGATGCTGTTTCAAATCGTTCATGGAGAGTTCCAGCTTGCCGCCAAACATGCGGGCTGCCTTTTCCTCGTCGCCTTCATTTACGAGCAGCAAGCCTCGGTCATGCAAACTCTGAATAGTCTGCTCCACAATGGATACTATAAATTGCTTCAATCCTTCCATGATTTTTGACAATTAAGATTTAACGTGAAATAAATGATCATGCCGCGGGCTTTTTGGGCTGGGAGGGTTAGCGGGCTTTCGCCACTGAACGGGGTGCTACGTTTTTGTAGTAGTCTTCGAGGAACTCGGAGAGCAGAAACCGGGGGCGCGTCAACCCGCAAACGGTGTGCGTCCGAATCTTTCCGGCTTTTACCCATTTCGCCGCATTGATAGCGTGAATAGGCTTTTCTCCGGTTTTCTCACGGGCAGCCTTGCATACTTGAGCAAGGGACATTGTCTTTTCGTATTGTGGTTCATTCATAGTCGTTTATAAAAAGGAGTTAATGGCGAAATAAGCGATTGTTCCGACCCCTGTTACCAGGGCACAAAAGACAGGTTCTGGACGATTCCAGGCCGGGGCTTGAGGTCATTTTCCGGTAAGTCCAGCGGGCAGCCGTATAGGGATTCTATTTTTGCGTCGCGGTCTCGGCGCATCCAGTATTGTTCATTCGTCATTTTTCTCATTGTTGTTCGGGGTTGGGGTTAAAGCTCGTACCAGCCGAGCCACTTTAGTTCTTCAATCAGGGTTTCTTCCATAGTTCAGTCTCTATGGCCGTCAGGATTATCCGTCGTGGCGTGATCCCGTTCGTACTGCACAAGGGCGTTTTCGAGGGCTGCAGCTGCGGTTTCATGCTCGTTCATGAGCCGTTCGGCATCTGCGTGGCTCACAGCTACATCGTTCACTCGGATGCAGCGGTCTTCGGTGTCGTATTCGATAATCATATTTTCCTTCCTTTTTTTGGATATTATCGTTCTAACAAATCCAGATTTACTATTTTAGCAGAAGAATTCAACAAAATATTTCCTATTTTGCCATTTTCCTTGGTTCAAACCGTTGGATTCTTGGTTTCAGAATGTTTGTCCTTGCGGGGTTGGGGAATCTTGTTGGCAGTGATTAAACGGTCGCGATTGAAAAGTAGGTGGCCGCTGGAATTGACAGCGGAAGACACAGCTTCCTGCGGCGAACATTTCAGTTTGGCGGAAATGCCCAGTAACAGAAGTTTTCCTGCTTCCGTCAGGTCTTCCATATTGATTTCAATGGTTGATGGTTTCATCGTTTCGTGTGGTTGATGAACTCATATTTATCAGTTTTTTCTGATATGTCAACAGAAGATTATCAGGAAAACCTTTCAATTAGAATCTTTACATATCAGAAAAAACTGATAAGTTATTGGCATGCCAACGAAAGAAGAAATCACACAGTGGCTCAAAAAAACTGGACGGGATCGTTTTTGGCTAGCAGAGAAATGTCTGGTCTCTTACAAGCACCTGAACAACTGGTTTTCTAAAAACGGGAAAATACCAGATGCAAAACTTGTTATCATTCAAAAACTCATGGCAGAAACTCAAGCCCCCCCTTATGAAATAGAGGACAAGGGAAACATGAGCAAGCTCTTCATCACCCTGGACCCGGAATCACAAGATGCTGTATTGGCTGAATGCCGCCGCTTGAATATCACTCTTTCCGCCTACTGCTCCCTCGTTGTGGAATGGTGTGCCACCACTCCAGAGGGCCATGCGGTGATTGAATCTCTCATCAAGGGTACTCCTCTTCCCTCTGTCATCATGAACCTGGATCCGCTTATTTCCGGAGAAAAAGAAAATACCCGCAAGCAGTTTGTCCCGGTGAAAGCATTCTCCTCTATAATATCAACCAGCAACGAAAGGTACAATCTGTCCGTGATCGGCAATATCGCCGCTGGTGGATTGCAGGCAGGTGATACCATTCCTTACCATATCACCGCAAACCGCCCTCTGGGAAAAGATGAGTACGTCCTACGCGTAGAAGGAAAATCCATGGAGCCGATCATCCCAGACGGGGCCCTTGTCATTATGCGTAAGCACACTATCCCCCCCATACCAAAACCCGGCACAATCGTGGAATACTACGATGAACGAGGTGTAACGCTCAAAAAACTGGCCAGGAAGAAGAATCCGGAAACCGGGAAGATGGACTACGTCCTACACCCGCTTAACCCTGCTTTTGGCGACATTGAACCCATGGACGGCGGCCGCGTTTCCGCCGTGTATGTGGAAACGTTGAAGGATTGGCGCAAAGAATAGGAATTTTTCTGGAATTAAATTCATTCTGTCTTGACTTCATTCTCTCCTTTCTCATGATTTTATCATGTTGTTCAACGGTAAAATCATTGCTCTCCTTACTCTTACTGGACTTATTGGAGGAATTATAGGGGGAACAATCGTTTGGTTGTGCGTTCGACCCTCCCCCACGTCCATAAGCTTTTCTCAAGCCCCTCCAGAGATAGTCAAAGCTGACCTAGTTTCTACATGGGAACTTGCCCAACAAAATGATCTTTATTCCCTGGAAAAACTCGCCGACACTTACGAAACAGGTGAATGCGTGGAACAAAATATTCCACGAGCGCTTTCTTATAGGAAAAAGGCGTCTGAGATAGGAAGTGCGGAATCTTCCTATCTAGTTGGATATGCATATGAAAAAGGGATCGGAATCAAAAAGAATGGTGCAAAATCTGAGAAATACTACTGGCAAGCGGCAAAAAAAGGGCATCCCAAGGCACAATATTCGTTAGCTTTACATTCTTCTGGGTTGGATGAAGGCGAAAATGATCCTTTTTCCCCATCGCTCAAGTTTAACATATCAAAGGAGAAGGCCTTATCTCTTTTGAAAAAATCAGCGAACCAAAACTACGGTTTGGCAGAACACATGCTCGCAGGTTTTTATTTAGAACAAAAGAAATACGACGAAGCTATTCTATTTTATGAAAAGGCGGCAAAGCACGGAGAAAAAGATAAATGGAAGTTGGAGCAAGCTAAAAATGGAAAAATGAATCAAGCGATCACCATTGAAAGTCCTTCCACAGAAATTCTGGAAGAATTTAATGATGGAGATATTGAATACAAATGGAAAGTACTTCTTACCAACACCTCTGACGCTTTATGGAACGGCTCTGTAACTTTCAAGCTTTTAGATATTAATGGAAAAACAATAGATGAGGCCATCAAATTTGATATTTCCATACCTGAAAAGAAAAATATCATAGTAGAAGGGACTCGTTCTATATCGAAAGAAAAATTTAATTCTAAGACAAAAATCAATGTCAATGTTGAATATAGAAAATGATCATATATTTCAAAAAAATAATTAAATGTGCTTGTTGTGCTCTTCTATTTTCGGGAGAGGGGCAAGCCTTTGAAGAATCTCACGAAGTCTCATTTGATATTAGCCAGGTTAAAGAAACATCACTGCTCAATTCCTTGACTAAAAAAGCATTGGAAGGCGATGGGGAGGCGGCCTACGAGGTAGGCAGAATGTACCTACTTGGAAAAGAAGTCCCAAAAAATGATCAACGCGCCTTTTGGTGGTTCGAGCGAGGAAAAAAAGATGGAGATATAGGAGCGCAAATTATGGTTGCCAGATGCCATATATGGGGATGGGGGACCAATGCGGATCCAATAGAAGCTTTAAAAAATCTAATTACTCCCTTAAATAATAAATCTAGCTTCGCAATATTAACGGCATGTTCTTTATTAGACACACATCCAGATATTTTTATTAGCTCCAAGGACGCAAGAAAAACATCAACCTCATTAGTGTTGATGCTCACAAAATTATTAGAAGAAAAAAATGATCCAGAACTTGCTAAAGAGTGTGCCGAAAAATTACAAAGCTTTCTTCAAAAATCTAAAGACAAAGCGTCTATAGAGGCAACATTTGCTAATCTGACTAAAAAACAAGCCCAACGACAAGTTAGACAACAACAAATTGCCCGAAGAGGAGCTCCTTTGAGTGTTCTAAGCAAAGGCATTAAAAAGACTTCTGAATCCATGAACTATGTATATTATTCTTGGAAAGCAGAGATACTTAACACTACTGGAAAAGATTTAAATATGGTAGCTAAACTTGTAATCAAAGACAGAAATGGCTATCAGGTAGAGTACACATACTCCTCGCAAACTGTTATTCCCGCTGGAGATAGCAAGGTTATTAGCTCGCAAGGAATGCTAGAACAGCATTTATGGAAGCCAGGAAACACGATTGAGGTTATTCCTTATGAACGTTAAATAATACTTCCTCATTTGGCAAACGCTTACCATAATAGGAACATTTTAGTATTAAGTTATTCCTAAAAAGTAGAATCATAAGAAAAAACTTGCCGCTGTTTGCCATTTGGGAAAAATGCCCACATGGATGACATAAAAGACAAAATCCGGGTGTTCCTGAAGGATATGGAAATGAGCAGAGAGGTTTTTGCCGATCTTTGTGGCGTCAGCAAGAGTCAAGTTGATAAGTGGCTTTCCTACCTTCCAATTCCAGAAGCACGGCAACGTGTCATTGAGCGCATCATGAAGGAAGAACATAGCCGTCGTCAAAAAAGCCTGCATGACCCTGACATGGACATTATTGAGGTTCCCTTTCCCCGAAGCCAATTTGACCGGGTTCGAATGACGGCGGACATCCATGGTATGACGATTGAAAAATGGGCCTCAAGGACGCTTATCGCACTATCTAATGTACCACATCATAATTTATAATCCCCATTCCCTGAAGTATCTTTTTGATACTTGTCTAGGCACTACAAAACAAGAGTAGGAAAACCTGCTTAATTAACAATTATATTTTTATTGGAAGATTTGCGTAATCATCCTTGCAATATCCGTCATGTCTTTTATTTGAGGTAAAACCTGTGTCAAGGAAGCCCAATAGGATTTCACTCTATGCGGTTTGATTTTATTTTCTTTTATTTCAGATTCTAATTCATTAAAATATTCAACCGCCTCTTGATTTCCTGACGCATTAACTATTGTTTTTAATTTTGATAAAACATTATTTAAATCTTCATCAAGATAAGTATTCATTGCATTATTTAAATTAATCCCGGTAACGATAGTTGAATTGTTAACATTTTTAATAATCATATTTGAATCTTTATTTTCTTCCTTTTTCATTTTGTTAATTATGAGACGTTCAAATTCATAAATTTCAGTAACTATAAATCTTTTAACCATTGTTGCTTCACTTTTTTCTACACTTTCGATAGCATTAAAACATGATTCATAATCTCCTTTTACCCCCTTCCACATCTGGCTCAGCATATTCACGCTCCTTGCTAATTCAAACACTAGATGACTAGAATAGTATTCATTTATATATTCTTCACATGTTGATTTAGTAGAAATATAATAGAAAATTTGAGTTAAAGCACCTAGCTTTTCGTCTTTATTGATTGGTAGATTCACTCCTAATCCTTCACCATAGTTCCCTTTTCGAGGATTAGCACTTATCCACTCTTCCACGTTATCTAGGGGATATAAATTCAGAAGCTCATCTAGAAACAAGCCACCTTTAATTTCTTTTATATACCCCATTAATTCTTTTATTGCATACTCAATATCATAAAATTTATTTAATTCCCTAAAGTTGAAAAAAGAATTTTCTATGATTTGCAGGTAATTCTTCATATTCTTATGGTTTTTTAAATATTGTATTTTTACACTTACTGATTACCTAAAAATATAAAAATATTTTTTTATTGCAAGAAGATTCAAATATTAATTTTCGTCTTCAGGGGAGATCTGCCAATACGCGGGCACCTCTTCCGGATTGCAGGCTGTCAGGTAGTATTTAATCGTCGTCTTGCTGGTGGTGTGCCCCATGTTTTCCAGCAAACCGTGCGTGTCCCGATGGGCGGCCAGCCAGTAAGAAGCGTAGGAGTGGCGGCAAACGTCATTTAAATGGCTGATACCGGCTCCCCGGCGCACTGCCTGCCATTTACGCTGCCAGTTCTTCGGGGAGAGCTTCCCAGCGCGTTTTTCTTCCGGTACGGTTTCCAGCCACGCCTTGAGGTTTGGTTCAATTTGGACCAGCCGCACGGAGTTCGTTTTGCTGACCTCTGGTTCAATCCTGATATAACCATGGGCCAATTTGACGTGTTCCCATGTCAATGCCGTGACCTCTTCAGGCCGGACGCCGGCAAAGAGAAGGACAGCCACTGCTATTTTCATGTCCGCCGCATTCACGCGCAGATTTTCCGGCATCTCTCCGTCTCCAGAATAGTCTCTGCAGGCATCCAGCAGGGAATGAGCTTGCGCGGGCGTAAGAATGGAAATGGGCGCCCGCTGGTGCTTACGCTGCTTGATTCCTTCGGCGGGGGACTGCACGGCATATTTTTTGCTGATAGCCCAGGCAAAAAACGGCTTAATGTGGCGCAATGCGGAATTATATGAAGGAGGAGTCGTTTTCCATCCGGCCAACCATTTTTCAAATTCATCCGGCGTTACATCGTCAATCAAGCAATCTCCAAACATAGAGGTGAAGGCGCCTAAAACCTGTCTTACACGGCTCCGGTAATGAGAAGAGGTATCTTGCAGCGTATCACGGTAAAGAGGCTCAAGAATGGATATTTTGCGAGCATCGCTGGCCCGATGCCGTGTGATGTAATAGTCAATAACATCCTTAAGCGTCACGTCAAACGGTGCTAAACGGGCAAGTTCTTCGATGACGGCATCATATTCTGATCTCGTCATCAATGTTTCCCCCAAACGCAGCCCCGCAGCCACGTCTTCCAGGTTGGTGATATATCCCATTGCTTCCGCCTTGGTCGGGAAATACTTTGTTTCCCTCTTTCCGGTGCCGGAAAGCTTGGCAGGAATACGAACCTGCCAGCGTCCGCTTTGAGCGTGCTTCACCGGAGTTATTTTCAGGCGTTTCAT